AACGACCCAGACAACGTGGAGACACAGCTTGGTCAGTTTGTTCAATTGATGCAGCTTGATAGAAATGGCCGAATTGACGTTGATGCCTTGCTTGAAATTAGCGGCTCAGCCATCAATCCAGTCATTGCGGACGCTATCCTGCGTCCACGCGAGCAAGCTCAAGAGCAAGTGGTCAAACAGGTCACAGATGACTTGTCTAAGATTTACGCTGGCATTGAGGTGGGCGCACGGCCTAATGGTGCTCAAATCGCCATGCAGGTTCTTCAGCAATACAGCCAGCAGCCCGACGTTATGCAGCGTTTACAGCAGGATAAGGCATTTGCGGCTCGCTTCCAGAAGTATGCCCAGCAATACCAGTTCCAAATGCAGCAAGTTCAGAACGCTGAGATTGGTCGCATTGGCACAGCTCCCGCCGAAATGGGCGGAATGCAAACACAAGGTATGCAGCAAGCTCCTTCTGGCATGGCCCCCGGCCCACAACAATACTAATTCATGGACATTAAAAAACTAGAACAGCTTTCGCACAACGAAACATTTGTTGATTTCCTTGAAGAAATTCACAGCACCCGCGAATCCCTCATTCAACAGCTTCATGACGTAAGTGCTGATAGGATTCAGCAGATTAGCGGACGTATTCTCCAATGCGACGAAATCCTCGTAGCTGGTGGCTTCAACACCATCCAGCTGCGACGGATGGGGAGATAGTGGAGCTTTCGACAGGACTTGAACCTGCAATATCCTCATTACAAATGAGGTGCTTCACCATTAAGCTACGAAAGCGTTAATGCTTCTCTATGCCTAGTCGTAAAATAGCAAACAAAATCTTTGCTATGATGGCCCCACGCAATCGCTGTGGCGTAAAGTCAGCGGAAAACAATAATATGTCTAATGTCGCACCGTCCGCCGCTGGGGACGATAAATCAACAGTGAGTAATGATAAGTCTAACATCACGATGAACGAATATGCTGTTCGTCGTTTGGGTGAGCTTAAAGCCAAGCCTCCGGCTCCTGTAACACAGAAGCAAGAGATTGTCGAAGAGCCCACTATTAAGGCCGCGCCAGCGGAAGAGGAAAATACTGAATCGCCAGACCCACAGGAAGGTGGCGAAGCTCAGGATTCAACCAACACCAAAGGCAAGGATGTTCTTTCACAACTTGACCTAACGGAATTGTCAGATGATGACATTGCCGAGCTTGCTCAAAAGGGTAAATCTGGTCTGCTTAAACGCATTGCGGAACTTACAGCCAAACGAAAAATGGCTGAGGAACGCATGGCGCAAATGGAGTCCTATCTCCAACAGCAGAGCAATAAAACCGCCCTTGAGCCAAAGGTTGAGAACAACCCCTACGAGCACATCAAAACTGCGGACGAACTCAGTAAACAATCTGAGCAAGTTAACGAAGTCATTGAGTGGGCTGAGGATGTTCTTGATAAAGCTGAGACTCTTGGATATGAGGATATTGCCGCCAGTGTGGATGGCAAAGACCTTACCAAAGCTGAGGTAAAAGATCATTTGCGTCGTGCAAGAAAAGCACGGGACAAATATCTTCCCGCCCAGCAAAAGGAGTTAAACGCCAAGGAACAGCGCAAGTCGCTACGTTCCGCCTTTCAGAACCAAGCTACAAAAGAGTTGGATTGGCTGTCTTCGCAAGAAGACAACGATATTCGTCGCCAATACCAAGCAATGATGTCCGACCCACGCCTCAAAAACATTGAGGATGTGATGCCGGAAATTGCTCCTCAACTCCCATACCTGTTGGCGCACGCCGCTAACTCGTTGTATGGCCGCAAACTCATCAGTCTTGATAAGCCCGGTCACAAGGTCAATCCGCCCGGTAGTCCCGATCTATATGCCGCACCCAATGAGCGGCCATTAGTGAAGGGCGAAAAGGCCGTGAAAGACGCTCGAACGCGCCTTATGGACTCAGGAAGCATAGGCGACTATATTGCCTTCCGCACCCTTCAAAAAACTAAACGCAAGTAAACTTTTAATAATATGGCCTTTTCTAATACCTACGATACAACTAATCCCGGCTCCGCTGTTTCTAACCGCGAAGACCTCACAGACGTTCTGACGATCCTCGCCCCCGAGGAGACACCAGTTCTTTCGTCCGCCTCTAAATCCAAAGCTACCGCTACCTACGTTGAGTGGACTGTCGATAGCCTTGCTGCCCCCACCACAACGGGCGTTGCAGAAGGTGCAGACGTTACATCATTCACGGACAAATTCTCCAACCGCGCTCGCCTCGGTAACTATATCCAAAAGTTCCGCCGCGACTACATGGTTAGCGATTTGCAGAACGCTGTTGACAGCGTTGGTCCAGCAAAGATTGCCCAAGCTGAGGCAAAATCGGTGCGCGAAATCAAGCGCGACATCGAGGCTACTCTCTGCTCTAACAACGACCGTTCGATTGAGGACGGCGCGGGCACGCCATACGGCCTTCGTGGTCTTGGCGACTGGATTGATAGCGCAGGTCCGGCAGACGTTCCAGCGGCCTATCGCACCCCAGCGGGTTCGATTCAGAGCACCGGCACGACCTTCACGGAAACCGTTTTCAACAATCTCATCACCAGCATCTTCCGCGTTACTGGCATGAGCAACGGTTTGACGCTTGTTGCCGACACATCGCTCCGTCGCGTTATCAGCGACTTTGCTCGCACCTCGGGTAGCTCGGACTACTCGGTTCGCAAAGTTAGCTATGATGGCGGCGAGGCGTCTATTAAGCTGTCGGTTGAACTCTACGAGTCCGACCACGGCATCGTGTCCATCGTCAACATGAATCCTGACTGCGCTCCAGATACGACCAACAAGGACACCGGCTACTTGGTTAATCCCGAGTATTACGGCATTGCTGAACTCATCCCAACTGGCTCGACCCGTCTCCCTAACCTTGGTGGTGGCGAACGCGGCTACGTTGACTGCGCCTTGACTCTCATCGTGAAACACCCCGGTGCTCACGGCAAGATCACTGCCCTCACATAATCCAACGAAAGGAATACCAATATGCCTAAACTCACAGTAAATGAAAGCGCGTTCGGGATGACCGACGAGCTTGTTATCGACTTCACAGCCTTCTCGGTTGCCAATGCTGGCACTTTGGCTGACAACGCAACCAAGACATTCACGTATGCCATTCCAGCCGGAACTATGGTTACGGATGTCTCGGCCTATCTGGTGACTGCGTTCGACGACAGTGGCGGCGGCGATGAGCTGAACGTCATTGTTGGCGACGGCACGGATGATGATGGCTTTCTGACAACTGCGGCTCTGCACGTTGACCAGACTGAAATCACATACGTTGCTGACACGGGTGCATACATCGACAATGAGAACGGCAAGGTTTACACCGCAGCCGACACCATTGATCTGAAGTTCACCCCCAACGTCTCGACTGGGACGGATTACTCGCTCAACGAGCTTACCGCTGGTCAGGTGAAGTTTAAGTTCCGCTTGGTTAGTCTCGCCTAAGCCAACTTTTTAGTTGTGTTAAACTTGGCCACCTCTTAACTGGGGTGGCCAATTTCGTTTTGCATGAATATCATCAATAAACCAAAAACCTATTCCAAAGAAGAAATTGATAACGAGATTATCAACATCGTGAAAGAGAGTCTTGTGGAAGAAAGGGCAACGGAGTTTGAGCGCACTAATGTAGCTCGCGCACAAGCGTCTGTGATGAAAAACCACAAGAGCGTTCCCGGCTTGGGGAAGTGCATAGGTGTTATGCCGGGACGTGAGTATTTCCGGCTTGTGAAGAAATACGGATACGAGACGGTTCACAGCAAAGATTTCATGCGATTCTTCAACAAGAAGATGCCTGAACTTTCCCCCAATAGAGTTTAATGAAAAACAAGTCATATTCCGAGTTGCTAGCACTTGTCCAAGCTCTTTCGGGCGTGGATGCGTTCACTGTGCTTGAACAATCGAAAGTGTTGGCAATGGCCAATCGTCGCTTGTATGAGGCGTATGACTTCAGCCCTACGTGGCCACGTTACATCGTGGGCGCACAGGTGAGGCCAGCTACAAATAATTTAATTGCCCGTGAATACGATGATGTTGCTGGAGTTAGAACATCCTCGTCTGCTTCGCGTAACGGGACAACGGTTACAATTGTTTGCACGGCTTCTATCAGCTTTGTTGCTGGAATGACTGTTGTTGTGTCAGGGCTCACCGGAACGGTTAGCCCCAATGGAACCCAGACAGTTGTAAGCATTGAAACAACCAACCTGAGTAACGACACATTTACCTACAGCCTTGCATCCGGAACAGGGGTTGAGACGTATAGCGGCACCGCCACCGTGTCCCCTGCGGCCATTGACGACATCTCGGACTACAACCGTATCTGGAACGCCAATCCATTTGGCACAAACCCATCTTACGAATACGACTTCTTCGTTGATAGCAATGGCGCGACAGTCATTAACAACGCGACAGGCAACCTTGGGTTTTGGGTTGGCTACAAAAAGGAATGGCCCGGTCCATACACCACTGCTGCGGTTGATATTCCACTAGAGTTTTTCCACTATGCAGCTCACGCTACCTATGCCGATTTCCTTCGTATGGACGGTCAGGTTGACAAGGCTATTGCCGAAGAACAAATTGCCATGAGCTACCTTATGCTAGAGTTGAGCAAGGCCCAGAATCAGCGCAATAACAACTTCTTGTTTCGCCGCATTTCTACCTACGTTTCAACACAATCACGCTAATGAATAACTCCCTTGTTGTTAATCTCTATCCGTCTCCAACCGGGGAGGCCGACGAACGCCTTGCTGTAAGCACAGCGGCAGTTGCTCTTACGAATGTTTGGTCTTCGTCCAAGACGAAATACATCCTAATTGATATTCAGGGTGACGATGTTATGGTGACTTTTGATGGTAGCACACCTACCGCTACGAATGGTCATTTGTTTAAGAAACTGACGCCCCCGTTTTTTTGGAATAAGAGCACGGCTCTTGCGGCTAAGTTTATTCGCGCTGCTTCTACGGATGCTTCGGTTCACGCAACCCCATTTACTGTCTAACCATGTCAAACTCACGCATAGTTAACGGACCAATGCAGGTGCTTCCAGTTAGCGGAACATCCATGCGAACGCTTTCGGTTGGTGGAACAGCTACCAACTTCATTGTCGCGGCCCTCAATCCAAACACCAGTCACATCTATTGGACGTTAGACGGAGCAGATATTCGGCTCACCATTGATGGCTCTACTCCCACTACTTCCGTTGGCCACATTTTCAAGGATGGTAACAGCGGTATCTGGAGCGCGGGCTGGGCAAAAAACGCCAAGGTAATTTCCGTAAGCGGAACGGGCGTGTTTACGATTAGCGAACTCAACTACATTTAACCATGTCCGGCATTTTTGACCAAATCATCAACTATTCTCCCCCGCTGATTGTTAGCGGCCCGGTCAATTACAAAGGGACATGGAATGCTTCGACAAACAATCCAACCTTAAACAACCCGCCTGCGGTTTCTACCAAGGGCGACTATTACGTTGTAAGCACGGCTGGAACGCAGTTTAGCATTACGTTTGGCGTCGGTGACTGGATTATCAGCAACGGCACGGCTTGGGAAAAGGTAGATTTGACGGACGCTGTTTCTAGCGTGTTTGGGCGCACAGGAGCCGTAGTTGGTGTTAGCACCGACTATTCCGCCGTTGGCATTACAAACACGGCTATTGGGGCTTCTAGCCCATCTACGGGTGCCTTTACCACGGTTAGTGCCTCCACCCCAATTGCAGTGGCTTCTGGCGGCACAGGCGTGACCACCTCGACGGGCAGCGGCGCAAACGTGCTCTCTACGTCTCCCACGCTCACGACGCCAATCTCGGCGTCTCTCACCTCGCCAGCCGCCTCCAACCTCACCCTAGGCACCGGCACGTTCGGCACCGCGTTGACGTTCGCGAGCGCGACGGGCGCGGCGACGTTTTCGGCTCCTGTTTCCGTTTTTGGGTCAACCGGCACCGAAGTAAATTTTGCGCTCAATCAAAGCGGGGTTGGGCAGTGGTCCTTTCGCAACATAGCCACGAGCGGCGATCTGCGGCTTTCAATCGGCGGCAACGATTGGTTGAGTATTGTCCGAACCACGGGCGCGGCGACGTTTGCCAGCACTTTGTCTGTTTCCGGCACCACCACCAGCACGTCCACCACGACCGGGAGCTTGGTCAACGCGGGTGGGTTTGGCAATGCGGGGGCGGGTTACTTCGGGGGGCTTGTTTCCACCGGCAGTCGGTTCGTATTTACTGGTCCCGGAGTGGTTCCCGGCGCATCCGAGTTAGCCATCGGGACAAACGGAGTTGGCACGCGGATTCTGTCCAACGTCCCAACGGGCGGGGAGTTTAATTTTACCGTGAACGGCACTACTGTCACGGCGATTAACGCGACCACCGGCCTCTACACCACGGGCCTAATCAACAGCACAAACACCACCGCCAGCACATCCACGACGACCGGCTCGCTCATCAACGCGGGCGGGTTTGGTAATGCGGGGGCGGCTAACTTTGGAAGCACGCTAGACGTGATTAGTGGCTTGCGCGACATAAGCAGTGGTCTGTCCCAATTTTCAGTCATAGCAACCGGAACTAGCGCCATCGCCAACGGCGGCACGATTCAACTTGGCGGCGTATTTACAGGCACTTCTCAGGGAACCTTCGCCGGGCTTAAAGGCCAAAAGGAAAACGGCACCGATAACAACACGGCAGGCGCACTTACCCTTTGGACGCGACCAGCAGGCGGCGCAATGACGCAGCGGGCCACGCTTTCGAGCGTTGGAAATTTCTCGCTGTCCTCCACCACCGCCAGCACGTCCACAACGACAGGAGCCCTCACTGTTGCGGGCGGCGTAGGCATCGCGGGCACCCTGAACACAGCACGCGCAACCATAGAATTCGTTTCTGGAGTTGGGCTTACCTCTCGAATTACTGCAACCGGAGGAACCCCCGAAGCCTTGCGATTGGAAAGTTTTGCAAACCAAGCCGCAGACCGGGGAATCCAGCAATCCTTTTACATTCCAAACGGGACAAGTCGTGAAGGTGTTCGCTTTATCGCGGCAAACGCTTCGGCAGGAACTCCCGGTGGGTATCTGGGCATCTGGACTGAAAACACTTCAGGAACAATGACTGAGGGCGGACGATTCACCGCCAACGGCAACCTCCTAATCGGCGGCACGACCGACATTTCCGGCACGGGCGGGCTCAAGGTGTTCGGCACCACCGCCAGCACGTCCACGACGACGGGCAGCTTGGTCAACGCGGGTGGGTTTGGTAATGCGGGGGCGATCTTCGCGGGCGGGCAAATCCGCTCCACCTCCGCAACGGGCGGCATCGGCTACGCGACCGGCGCGGGCGGCGCAGTCACGCAAGGCACCTCGCGCACCACCGGCGTCACGCTCAACACCGTGTGCGGCGCGATCACGCTTTTCACCGATGGTGGCTCAGAATTTTGGCAGAGCTTCACCGTCACCAACTCCGTCGTGGCCGCGACCGACACCATCATCGTCAACCAGCGCAGCGGGACCGACCTTTACATGATGCACGTCACCGCCGTTGGCGCGGGTTCCTTCCGTATTTCCTTCGCCACTACGGGCGGCACGACCTCCGAAGCGCCCGTTTTCAACTTCGCAGTAATCAAAGCCGTCTCTTCCTAATTTTTTCCTACCATGAATGACCCAATCGTCACCACCACGCTACAACGCATCCAGACTGACCCGCAGGGCGAGTCTCCCGTCGCTACTGCTTTCTTCGAAAAGAAAACCACCATCGACGGGCAGGTATTCGTGTCGCCTTGGACAACGGTTCAATGGCCGCTCCTAAGCGACAAAACCGTCACGGTTGACGGCAAGACCTACACCTACGCCGAAGTCTCGGCTGCGGTTACGGCCATCGCGCATCAAGAACTCGCCGCTTCCTAACATGAACGCTCAAGAAGCACTCCAAAACCTATACGCAGCCGCTCGCCAAGCCCCATTGAAGGCCGACGACCACGATTTGCTACGCAAGTGCGCGGAGCAGCTTGCCGAGGCGTTAAAGCCAAAGGAACCGAAAGCCGAGTAACATGGCCGGAACCTCCGACACGAACTGGCGCAGCTACGTTGGACCCGCCGACAACGGGCTAACAGTGAACGCGGCTGAGTGGCAGGCACCGCTTGACCCCGAAAACTACGACGATCTCGTAAAGGGCTCCAACGTGTCGAACCTCTGCGTGTCGGGTCTCACCATTCCAGCCTCGCAGGAGGACTCGATAGACTTCGTGCGCGGCAAAAACTACGTCGTGCAGAATTGCACGGTGGCTGGGTCGATCACGGCCAAAGGCTCCATTGACGGGCTTTCGCTCTACGGATGCTGCATCTCGGGCACGATTGAGCTTGGGCAATACGACAACTACTGGAGCCGAGGCCGCGCTCCCACGCGCAACGTGTCTATTATTAGCTGCACCTCGCCAGACGGCTCGCCTATTAGGGTAAAGCTCTGGGATGCAGAGATGCCGTTTATTGAAAGCACTAACGTAAAGGTGACGAAGATTCCAAAATGGGTCTGGTTGCCTTATTTCCTGTTTCGTCGTTTGACGAATCCGAAGAAGGTATAACCCATGTTTCCACTCGCTGAAGTTCTAGGCATCGGCACGAAGCTGATCGACAAGCTGATTCCGGACCCGGAAGCGAAGGCCAAGGCGCAGCTAGAACTCACGGCGCTGGCGCAGAACGGCGAGCTGGCGAAGATGAACGCGGACCTCGAAGCCTACCGCGTCGAGCAAGACAACCTGACCGACCGCCTCAAAGCGGACATGGCTTCGGACTCGTGGTGGTCGAAAAACATTCGGCCAATGACGCTCGCGGCAATCCTTGCTGGCTACTTTATTTTCGCGGGCATGTCAGCCTTCGGATACAACGCCAACGAGTCTTACGTTTCGCTGCTCGGTCAGTGGGGCATGCTCATCATGTCGTTCTATTTCGGCGGTCGCACACTTGAAAAAATCATGGAGATGCGAAAAAAATGAACGAGCACAAAGACCTCATGGAAGTGGCCAAGCTCTGGAAAGAAACGGGCTGGCTGACTGCGGTGATTGGCGGCGCTGGCATGATTGCTCGCCTACTGGCCAACCCGATCCAAGGGACGATCTGGGACAGCGTGCGGCGCGTTATCATGGCGGCCATCGTCTCGACGCTCGCATGGTTTATCGTTGAGCAGATCGAGGTCAGCTCACTTGTGAAGGCGGTCACCTACGGCGTCGCCGGTCTGCTCGCGCCGGAGATTATCGACGGCATCACGACGCTCGCAAAAAAGTATTCCAAGAA